GCTCGTTATCTACCAGAGGAACAGCGACGGGAGACTTGGGAGGAAACCGTAAACAGGTACTTAGACTACTGGTGTGGTCGTGTAGAGCTTAACGAGTTCGACCAATCAGAGATTTTTAACGCTATACACGAGCTAGACGTAATGCCCTCTATGCGGGCGCTTATGACTGCAGGAGAGGCGCTGGACCGTGACAATGTAGCTGGGTTTAACTGCTCTTACATGCCTATCGACCATCCTAAAGCTTTTGACGAGATGATGTACGTCTTAATGTGTGGCACAGGTGTGGGCTTTAGCGTAGAAAGACAGTACATTACAAAATTACCGGAGGTAGCAGAGGAATTTCATGACACAGACACCGTTATACATGTCGCTGATTCAAAAATTGGCTGGGCTAAAGCTTACAGAGAACTTATTAGCTTGCTCTATTCGGGTCAACTTCCGAAGTGGGACGTATCTGGAGTACGACCTGCAGGGGCATCCCTTAAGACCTTCGGAGGTCGAGCAAGTGGTCCAGAACCTCTTGTTGACCTGTTTAACTTCACCGTTGAAGTCTTTCGGGAGGCTGCTGGACGCAAACTTAGCTCCATCGAATGTCACGATATCTGCTGTAAGATTGCACAGATCGTCGTGGTTGGGGGAGTCCGGAGAAGTGCTCTCATCAGTCTATCTAACCTCACTGACGACCGAATCCGAAGAGCAAAGTCAGGACAGTGGTGGCAAGACAATCCTCAACGAGGACTAGCAAATAACAGCGCATGTTATACAGAGAAGCCAGACTTTGAGGCATTTTTAAATGAGTGGAAAAGTTTATACGAGTCAAGGTCTGGGGAACGAGGAATGTTCTCTAGGGTTGCAAGTCAAAAACAAGCTGCAAGAAACGAGCGAAGAGATGCTTCCTATGACTTTGGAACTAATCCATGCTCCGAAATTATCCTTCGACCCTACCAGTTCTGTAACTTATCAGAAGTTGTTGTCCGGGCAACCGATACGTTGTCAGACCTCAAACGGAAAGTACGTGTTGCGTCTATCCTTGGAACTTTACAAGCTACCCTCACAAACTTTAGGTACTTGAGGAAGGTTTGGCAGAATAATACAGAAGAAGAAGCGCTGTTGGGAGTTTCTTTGACAGGTATTATGGATCACCCGACTTTATCAGGAAGGAGAGACAAAGGTGTTCTCAAGACTTGGCTTACTGAACTCAAAGAAGAAGCGGTTAAAACTAATGCAGAATGGGCGAAACGTCTTGGTATTAATGTTTCTACCGCTATTACTGCTGTTAAGCCTTCCGGCACTGTGTCTCAGCTTGTTGATTCTGCTTCTGGTATCCATCCTAGATACGCAGATCAGTACATTAGACGAGTCAGGGCGGACTCAAGAGACCCCCTCTGCCAAGTCTTAGAGGCCGCAGGAGTGCCTGTAGAGGACGATGTAATGTCACCCACTACCAAGGTATTCTCCTTTCCTATAAAATCCCCTGAGGGGGCTGTGGTGGCCTCTGAGATGGGTGCAATGGAACAACTTGAGCTATGGGAGATTTATCAGGACTTTTGGTGTGAACATAAGCCGTCCATGACATGCTACTACCGTGATGATGAATTTCTTGAGGTAGGTCAGTGGTTGTACAACAAGTTCGACAAGATAAGCGGAGTTAGTTTCCTCCCTTATTCCGAACATACGTATCAACAGGCTCCTTACGAACCCGTAGACTTAGAGACCTATGAGAAGCTGAAGAAGGAGTTTCCTGAGTCCATCGACTGGACAATCTCAGAAAACTCTGACATGACGGAAGGGTCTCAGCAGTTAGCCTGCACTGGTAATAACTGCGAGTTGTAAACTTAAGGGGCTTCGGCCCCTTTTTTACATTATCATGTTACGCATAGGTGCGGACACACGTTCAGCGGCAGCTTCTTTGTTTACTTCGTCTTGTCGTCGTACATAGTTACGTATTTCTGCTTGGTCTTCTTCAGGTAAAGACATCATAATGTCTGCTACTAAGTTTCCTGCTGCGGTCAGCATAGCGTCCCTTGTAGCAAAGTTCTTGTTTTCGAAAGCCAACAGCCTATTTACATTAGCTGGATTGTAAGCGGCCTTGGCTAAAAAGACAGGAAGCGTAAGAATAGCGGCTCCACCAGCAAGACCTCCCGCAGTTCCTACCACAGGGGCCGCACCCGCCGCTGTTACTAGAGAAGGGGCATACCTCAAAAACTCAGTACCAGCACCGTATTCTTTCTGTCGAAACATAAGTTCCCCTAAGTTTCCTTTAGGGTTTTGAGAAGCCTCTGACATAAGGTTAAACAACTGACGTACTTTAGGAGCTTTACTACCAAAGAGCATATTTAGTTTTTCAGTTTCTTTACCTTTTTCAAACCTAGAGGCAAGACTCTTGTATTTAGCTATGTCAAAACCTCCCTGCCTTAGTTGAGGCATTAGTGCTATTAAATAACCTTCTTGAAGCTTTCCTAATGCTTCATCTAAAGCAACAGGAGGAGTGCCTCCAGCTTTACGAATCTCTGCATGAGAAGTCCTTAGAGACTTAAGCATAGAGTTTAGTTTGTCTAAGCTTCCTGACGAAGCGGCAAGTTCACCAAGAGCGGCATAATGCCCTGCCTTAGCGTTGTCCACCATATTTTTAAGGTTTGTTGGAAGAATACCTTCAATAGTTTCTCCGTAAGCCTTCTTAACTGCGGCATATTCAGACGCCGCTTTAGGGTCTATACGCTTTAGTTCTCGTTGGACCGCCATACGAATCATTTCAGACAACTGGGCAAGATCCTTAGCGGCTTGATTATTGTAGGCTTTCGAGTTTAAGTCACTAAATTGACTCATGTCTGACATTAGCTTCTTTTCGTAGTCGATCAGAGTAGAAGCAGACATGTTTTTTATTCTGCTTAAGTCGTTTACAACATCTAAAGCAAAATTTAGAGCATCCTCATTAAGCATGTTAAAGCCCTGCTTTTGACCGCCACGAGAACCTGACTTAATAAATCTTTCAACTTGACGTTTAAACTGTCCGGTGTTTACTCTAGCCTTCCCTACACGGGCCATGACACCGTCCAGTCCTTTTTCATATACAGCAAAAGCGGAGTTTCTACCAGCGTCAATAATACTAAACATCTCTTCACCAAGAACAGAAGGTTGTGTTCCCTCTCTACCCGCTCCTGACATTAAAGCATCAAACTCGTCTTGGACAACTTCGTTTATTCTGTCGTAGTTTCTTTGTCCAACTGATTGAGAAAGGATGCCTGTGTCTGCGATTCTCTGTGTAAGTTGTTTTTCTCCTGTAGCCTGAAAAGCACTCAATGAAGCGCCACGCTCCGAAAGAATGTTCTGAGAGGCACGTAAAGATTCCTCGCTTCCTGCGCTTGCTTGGCCTACAGGAGTTTGGTTCAAAATATCTTTTGCTGTTTCATCAGCAGACTTACCTAATGAAGTGTTTCTTTTGATAATGCCGACAACAGGCCCCAAAACCCCTTTACCTACAGCAAGGAGACCGATGTCAATACCCATGCTTATCATAGACTCTTTTGTTGCGTTTAAGAGTTCTATTTCATTGCCTTGTAGTAAGTCTTCTACGCTTTCGCCTGTAAAAGTACCGATACCACCGCCAATAACACTTCCCGCTATAATTGCATAAGGGTTTCCTGCGCTAACTGCAGCAGCGCCCTTGGCCCCTGCAATAGACCCAGCCAAACCAGCAGGAATGTCTATGTTTTCTAGGCTAAAGTCTCTAAGCTTTTCGCCTGCAGTCTTAGCTCCGGGAGTTTGGTCCATGCTAGTAATGATACCAGCATTCATTGCCTTGTCCAGAATAACTTCTCTGGACGTACCTACGGGAACATTTTTAAGGACGTTGCCATTGGCAAACTTAACGTCCATCAACTCTTGTTCTGCCATGTCTATGCCTTATGGTATTTTGTCAAAATCAACTACTACGTTACCTGTTGTAGAAGTCCCTGCGTTATTAACTCCGTATAAACCATCCACAAATTTTATGTACGAATCCCTTGTTGTGTTAGGTTGCGTTATGTAAAAAATAGACACTCTTTCTCTTTCAAGCCTTTCTTTCATTCTAGTTAGAATTGCAGTATTAATTTCTTGCGTATTTTCTAAAGAAGGAATCAACTGTTCAAGGTAATTACGTTCACCTTCCGTTGGGTTAGCACCAAAGGCTTTGATACGATTTACCAAAAGTTCTTTTGCTAAGTTGTTAAACACACCTGCATCTTCTGTCTGAATGCCTAGTACTTTTTCTACCCTGTCCTGCATCGCTGCTAAACTACCGCCCTGCTCTAGTTCTTCAACAATTTCTAACAAGGTGTTGACATCGTTAAGACCTTCTCGTACTGCAGGGAATCGCTGCATTGATTTGTCCCGTACGTCTTCAAAGTTTTGAACTTCTTTTATGCCTTTTGCCTCTAAGACGTTTATGTCTGCTTTTTTTTCGGCTTCGTCAATAGCTCTTCCTGATTTGTCTGCGCCTGATTCAGTATAAGCACCTCCTAAAAACGTTGGCTTATTAGACTTACCGTCTTTTAGTACAGGAGTCCACTCAATCTCGTGTCCTATTGGTTCGTAGTTAATTCTAATATCGTCTACACCCGGCCCTGTTCTTACTTCGGTTAGATTATAAGGTAAGCCTCTAGAGTCCCTAATTTTACCTACTGTAGTATATCCGGGTTTTCCTGTAGTACTTGCCTTTAGTTTCGCCCTTTCAATCTGAGTGCCACGCTCTTTGGCTAGAATGTCCATAGCTTCTGAAGTACTTACCCCATACGCTCTTGCTACTCCTTTGTACGCTTCTAGCATTTTAGGATTAGTTGGGTCAAAACCAGGCTGCATTGCCATAGCTTTTAACTCACCACGGCCTCTACCTAAGCGTGGCTCTGCAAACTGCTTCCCTGCTTCTCTGCCCTGACTAAGCTCTTCTAAAGTACCTCCAGAAGCTACGTACTGTTGTGCAAACTCAGGCGTAATCCCGGCCCTTGTTCCCGCTTGAGTTAGCAGACCGCCAGCTCTTGCACGAGCAGCCGCAGTCTCTCCTCGCTTACGTGCAGCGTCGGAAAACTGTTGTGCTTCTTTCGTGTATCCCAAAGCAGACAACTCTTGAGCAATACCTGAAAGAACTACGGGATCTGGCTCTGCCGAAGCTAAAGCTGCCTGACCTCTTTTCATAATTTCGTTAAATTTGTCTGTCTTTCGTTTGTCCCGTAACTGACCGGGAATGCCACCAATTGCCTGACCTAGTTGAAACATCCCTTGTCTAGAAAAAGGATCTGACAAAGACTGTAGTACGTTTGCTGATATTTGTGCCATTGTTATAATCCTCTGTCTTAACCAAACAAACCACGTGCGGCTTGTCCTGCAATGCCGCCACCAATGTCGCCTAGTAGTTTTGCTTGTCCTATACCAGACGAAAGCAGTGCGTTAATTGCCGAAGCGTATGTTTCACCGTACGTTTGAGCCTGTTCAGACAACGACTGTCGCTGACGCTCTGCTGCTGTCATTCCGGGTTGAATAGCAGCCAGTAACTGTCCTTGTGGCAAGTAAGACGCATCAAGTAGTCCTGCAGCAATGTTCTGCTGCCTGCCTTGTTCAGCCTGTGCAAACTCCATTGCACGTAGAATGTCTTCGGACTCTGCTCTTCGTTGAGCTTCAGCCAAAGCTAATTGTTCAGGAGTGCCGCCAAACATAGACGTACGTGTCCCTAAACGTCCTTGAGCTGCTAAACGCTGCTCTAACTCTAAACGCTCTTGCTCTTCGACTGGTGCTCGTCTTTCACGCATAAGTCGTAAAACTTCAGCTTCTCGCTCTGCGTCAGGAGTAGTAGCCATTCCGTAGAAGCTTGTAGCTTGCTTAAGAAGTTCTTCCTGCAAAGCTTTTTCTTCAGGAGACATAGTTATTTGAGTTGTTGCCTGTCCTGTTACTGGGTCAACTTCTACACCAAACTGACCTCCAGTACCTGTAGTTACTGTATAGGGACGAAACTCTAACATTCCTGTTAGTTCGTCAGCAAGACCCGGCTGGCCTTCATATCCGGGACCGAAGCGCTCAAAAGCTTCTTGCCCGATGCTTCCTAATTTAGAATAGGCGTCCGCAATTAAACTACTTCCGCCTCCGATACCTAAAAGATTGGTTAGGAAATCTGGCATTAGTAAGTACCTCCGTCAATTGTTCCTGTCGACAATGTACCTGTAAATGTCAGTGCAGGAATTGTTACTGTTCCTGTAAATGTTGGTGACGCTATGTCTGCTTTAGTAGCAATAGCTGTTGAAATAGCGTCAAATTCTGTTTCAAATTCAGCGCCCTTAATGATTTTGCCGCTGTCACCGGAAGGTAGACTATCTTTAGCGGCAAAGTCAGTAGTTTTACTATAGTTGCTCATAGTACCTTACCTTTTAAAACTAATACGTTAATTTCTTGTAGAGACAAAGCAAAATTATTAATGTCTGACTCCAAACCAATAGTGATAACACCGCCTCCTCCAGTTGCATTAACAGCCCTTCGTGATGTCAATTCACCACCTGTAAACTCTCCAACATTAAACTCATCTTCGTTGTAAAAAGCGGGTTGTTGGTTACCTACAGTAAACTCTGCAGTTCTAAAGAAGGTGTCAAAATCATAAGCCCATTTAAGAAACACAGTTGCACTGTTAGCTCCTACTAAAGTTGGTCTTATCTTTTTAACTCTTTTTAACATTGAAGGATCACCAAAGGTTAATCCCGGACTGTAATACTTAAATCTGTACTTTGTGCCGTTATCGCTATAACCGTCGTACTTACTAATACCTTCACTAGTTCCTATTAAAAGTGTTCCGTCTTCTTTTCTACCGTAAGCCGTAAACCCTGTGCCGGGCCAACGTGTTACACGATATGCACCATTTTCCAGTGTGCCTCTTATGTCAAAACAAAAAGTTGTGTCTTGTCCTGTAAACGTAAGTAAGTAAAAACCTTCTTCTGGACTGTATACCGATCTATAAAACTCTGTTTCGTTTTGAAGCAAGGCAATAATGTCTTTTGTAATGTTGTTTGACAAGTTAGACAAAGGCATTGACTTTTCTTGTACTGTTCTTCCAAAACTTTTTAAACCAGTGTGGGACAAAAACAACACATCAGTTCCAGTGTGTTGTACAGTGTCTCTGTCTACGCAACCTACGCCAGCTACAGTATCAGAAAGAACCATAGTTGCAGGAGCTTCTGCACCTTGATAAACAACAATACTGTGCTTACCAAAGATAATCAGTAAACCGTTATGTGCTGCCAGTGCAACAATTTCGTCATAGCCGTCAGGCCATACCTTGGACACGTCAATAGAACCGCTAGTACCACCAGACCAATCATGCCCAATTAACAAATCAGACCAATATACTGTTGACTTATCTGCTCCAAAATCAGCTGTCCAAAGACGACCATAAGCGGCTATAACTTCGTTGCCGTACATAGTAGAAGCAACACCAGCAGCGCCACTAACAGTACTAAGCTTAACTACAGAACCACCAGTGTTGTCATAAACAAGAGGTTCATAGCTACGTTGGAAGAAGTAGATCTTGTCATTAAAGTTGACCATCTTCCAGTTGTTAGCAGTAATGGTGTAGCTGCCGGGCGTTTCGTTAGCAAGCGTTGTAGTGCCGCTAAGTATCTTGTTGTTGCCTACAGAAAATACCTTTCTGTTTCCAGCGTCGTCACGAAACTCCTTAATAGCTCTAATTTTAGCACTACCCAGTTGAGTTTTATTAGTTGTAAGAACGTTATGACCCTTACGTGCAGCAATACGACCACGCTTGTCGATTACTGCGTTGTCAGCAATGTCGGCAAACGAAGGGTCTTGTGCTAAAGGAGAATCTTCTGTGTTGATTCCCTTGAAAGCTGGAGCGACAAGATTAATGCTTTGTAATGGTTGAGCCATAGCTACCTCACGGCGTATAGAAGATAGTTTCTTCTGGGTGCTTTTGAGCGTCTAACGCAATAGCGTCCGAAGTGTACTTATCAGCAATATTAAAGTACTCAGGTGCAGACGTACCGCCTGTTTCACCACGTTCACGAGCTAACAGAGCAATAGCCAAATGTATTACAGGCATTGAAGGCACTGTTAACTCGTCTGAGTCTGCTGACAAATCAGCGGTTCTTTTTACGCAGTTAAAACGTATGGTGTACTCTTTTTCAGGAGTTGGGTAAATGTCAATCTGAGTGTCACCACTGCTATCTACGCCGTTGTACGTGTAGCACGTAGGTGCTCCTGTACGTGGATCAGAAATCAGGTAAGCTTCGTCAAAGAACGTAGCTGTTTTGTACTCCATAAACAAATTAGCTGTATCATTGATTACGTTAAGCGCTTTAATTCTGTTTTGACTGCCAGTTAGCACGTAGTTAAAAACGTCAGCAGTAGTAGTAATCGTCAAAGTAGTCCTAAGTGCTGACCAGTCCCACGAGTCCTCTATAATACGCTTTGCGTCATTTACAAAGTCGCCTACCATTTTGCTATAAGTACTAGAAGAAACAGAAGTTACTTCATCTTCTCTCATTCTTCGTAGTACGTTGTTTACTATATTTAAATATGTCATCTACAAAATCCTAGTAATCAGGAGAAAAGACTGCTCTTAATCTCGTTCTCAACAAACTGGTTTAATACGTCAATAGCTTTTGTTGGTGCCCTGTACTCTACAGCAACAAACGGCTGTCTTGCCCAATCAACACCACCAGTTAACATACCTAAGTCAGTACCTCCGGCTCCACCGCCACCACCTGCAGCGCCACCTCCGGGTGGAACATCAATACAAACACCGTCAACCCCTAATGCTTGGCCGGGAGGACACGGCTCTGGTTCTGGCTCTGGCTCAGGCTCTAATTCACCACATAAAATAGGATTGGCCGCAGCAAATCCCGGATTGAGACAAGGGTTAGGCTCTGGGTCTGGGTCTGGCTCAGGCTCTATTACTCCTCCGCACTGCAGAGGATTATCCTCAGCGTACTTCTTATCGTCACAGGGGTTAGGCTCTGGGTCTGGGTCTGGCTCTATTACTCCTCCGCACTGCAAAGGATTATCCTCAGCGTACTTTTTATCGTCACAAGGGTTAGGCTCTGGGTCTGGGTCTGGTTCTATTACTCCTCCGCACTGCAAAGGATTATCCTCAGCGTACTTCTTATCATCACAGGGGTTAGGCTCTGGGTCTGGGTCTGGCTCAGGCTTAGGCCTAGTTACGTCTTCAACGCAAAGTTTTCCAACCTTAGAAAATCCTTCTTTACAAGGACCACATACGCCCTCCTGACCATAAGTAGTTGAACCTTCGTCATTACATATTACAGGCTCAGGTTCTGGTCCGGGTCCGGGTTCAGGCTTAGGTCCCGGCCTAGTTATGTCTTCAACACAACGTTTTCCAACCTTAGAAAATCCTTCTTTACAAGGACCACACATGCCTTCCTGACCAAAAGTAGTTGAACCTTCATCATTACATATTACAGGCTCAGGTTCAGGCCCAGACACAGTACCGGGGTCTGGCTCTACTACAATACTATCAACACATCTTTCAGGGTTGTTTTCTCTGTATACATCATTTTGACAATTACAGTTAGAACCTTGATCGTCTGTTTTTGGTGTAACTCCATCATCACACATTCCAAAATCAGGAGTTGGTGGATCTGTTGTAACTGGTGGTCCGTCTACGCACTCTTTCTTATCAGGGTCGTAGAACTTACCTAGCTTTCTACACTTTGCTTCATAATCCTCAGTTAATTCACTGTCAAGGTCTTTTTTGTCTTCATCAGGATCTCTTATTGGGTCAGTTCCTGCTGTTAGTTCTACACACTGTTCTAATTCAGTATCGTAGTAGTACCCTACTCCATAATCTTTTTCGCATTTTCTGTTGTTTTCTGTCTGTTCTCCTGATAAACCTTCTCCACAAATTTCTGGATTAGCGTCTGCAAAAACTTGGTCAGTATCGCATCTTTCTTGTTGGTCTTGAGGAGAAAGAGGAATACACTCTCCTCCGGTTACTGTACCAGCAGTTAATTCACCTTCAACTTCTACTTGACAGTCGTTTCCTTCTTCTTCAGGAGCAAAGGGCAAGAAAAGATCAGGAACTTCTCCTTCTAGACGTTCTTTAATTTCGTCGTAAAGAGCACCAGCAAGGACACCACCTAATATTGTTCCAAGGTACTCTAAAAGTGCATCTGAATTTTCAAACGGCTCTGTAATCCCTCCAATAATGTCCTGTATTTTTTCTTCAAGCCAAGCACCGGGGTCACCAAGGAAATCTTCAAAAGAATCTCCTGCTGACATTACAGCCTTTCTTAAGTCAGCAATCGAAATGTCTGTTAATCCGGGTGGCAAAGGAATGTCTAAAAAAGGAATTTCAAGAAGTCCCCTAAGATTTACACAGTCCATCCAGCCGGGATAAACATCGGCAACTCCTCCCGGATTTTGTCGACTTATTCTGGCATTACGGTAAACTACAGAGGGTCCATTCCAACCGCCAGCAACTGTATGACCTTCAGGGGATTGCTCAATATAATAAGGATCCTGAAATATAGTTGGTAGTCCAGTTTCAATATCTATTCCTTCTCTAGGAGTTGAGCTTCTACAATCAGTTGAAAACGGATTCATTCCGTCTATAATTGATTTGAACAACGTTTTAACGTCGTCCCAACTATTAGGTATTGCTTTTCCTAAAGTACTTAAGACACTTTCAAAAAGATCAAAATCTTCTATGGTGTAGCCGCTGTCTTCTAAGTACTGCGTAAAGTCTTCCCAACCTTGGCCTGCACGGTCTGCAATGGAAGACAACACATCTTCTATTTCACTAGTGTCTAACTGGTCAGCAAGGTCTCTAATAGCGTTTTCTAGGAAGCTTGGGTCTACGTTAGGAAATCTTTCTTGGAGTTCTTTTAGAAAGTCTTCAAACGCTTGGCCTTCTAAACCAGCAGCTTCTTTAATTTGATTTAGTAGTTCATCAAACTCATTACTTAGTCCAGCCCTAAGCATTGCTTGAGTTAGCGTGTCTAAATCAATTTCACCATTTAACGCTAGTTGCGTAGCGGAGTTTACAACCCCTTCCCTAATTGCTGCGTCAAATGCGGCAATTCCTGTAGAAGGAAGCTGTGATAAAATAGATTCTGCTGTTGCAGTGTCTAACAAACCAGAGGCGACAGCAGAGGCTATTATGCTTTTTAAGTCTAAATCAACGCTTTCGCCACTGATTAAACTTGTCCCTACTTGTGCAACAGCAGCGTCTATAGCGCTTGCTATAATAGTTGCTGAAGTCTCGCTTAAATTAAAAGCAGCGGCTACAGACTTTCCAAGACCTAAAGCATTTACAGTAGCGCCTGTTACATACCCAAGAGTAAGCCTGTTTGCTAACCGCATTGCAAATTCAAAAAAAGAACCAAAAGTATCGTCCCCTTCGTGAATTTCAGTAGCGGTTAAACCATTAAATACGTAAACGTCGCCTTTGCCTAATACAAACTTTGTTTCTAAACCACGGTCAATAACAAGTTGTTGGTATTCAGGAAGAGCAAGCATTGCTTCAAATGCTGCATTAGCCGCTGCCAAGTTTGCAGCCTCTGCGTCAATTCTTGCACCGCTGCCGCTTCTAGCGTCTTCGTCTTCAAGATTATAAAAGTCAGCAAGGGCTTGATTGCTGTCAACTAAGTTACGAAAAGCGTAACCTTCCCACCAAGCAATTTCTGGATGTTCTTCTGCAAGGTTTAAAAGATTGTCTAAATAACCTAAGTAATTATCAAAACTTCCAAAGGATTTCTGGGCATAAGTATCTTGTGCAAAACGGTCTGCTAACTCTTCTTCAGTAAGCATTTCCACAGACAAGCCGTCTAGTGGTCCTCTGCTTTGCCCTGTATTTAGGTCGTCAGTGCGCCTTGTGTATACATAAGGGTATAACCGACCACCGCTTTGTCCAGAGTCGTCTTCTGGTTCTGTTTCTGGCTCTGGAGAAGGTTCAACAGGAGTAGTAACCTCTTCTTCCAAAACACACATTCCAAGGGTTTTGTCGAAATAAAAACCTTCTGGACATTCTTTTTCTTTTTCTTCTAAAACAGACTCTTCTTCTGGTTCTTCACCATAAGCGCCTGTTATAACGTCTCCTTTTGAATACGGCCTTTCTCCGGGCTGAGTACCTGTGTATTCGTTAAAGTTGTTTTGAAAAACAGTAAATTCATTTTCTGTCAATAGGCCGCTACGGTACGCAGTACCAGCACCGCCATAAACATAAGAACCTGAGTTTAATTGGTTCAATAAGGTATTCAAAACATTTAAAGCCATTCTTTACTTCTTCCAGTTAGCTAAACCACGAATACCAAATGATGCTGCAACAGCAGCCCCCAAGAAACCTTTGTACCAATCAGGCATACCGTCTAAAGCAGCAAACCCTTGCATAACTACAGGCACCATGCTAGGGAAGAACGCAAGTATACATGGTACTGAAAACAAGATAGTAAACCATTCGTCTTTCCATGAACTGCTTGCGTTGTTTGCATGAATATTTTCCCAATTAGCGTCTTGCTGAATAGCTACCATCTTACGCTCATGGATAGCCTTCTTTTCTTCTGCCCTGCGCTCTAAATAACCACCAATAAGGTCAGCCAAAGGGCCAAGTAGGGTTTGCCACATTATCTAGCAAACTCTAGGATAGCGATCGCCATAGTAATCATTACGGCTACCATGCCGAACCCACGAGCCATTAGCGCCTCTAGTCGGTCAAAACGCTTGTTGTGTTCGTCAAGCTGCATCTGAATCATTTCGTAGCGAATACTACATTCACGCTCGTGAGCTTCTAACCGACTTATTGCTTGCTCTAGATCAGACATAACGAATCCTTACTTCTTTGCGTAGCCGACGTTAACAGCCATGATGTCAATGAACTTATACA